ATCATCGAACGCTGGTCCTTCTTTCGCCCTCATTGCATCCACCAAAAAATCTTTATCCCCATCGGTTCTAAAGTTTCTGAACGGAGAGTCACTATAACCTACAATTGTGTTACCTTTATAATTAAATGGTTCTTTTCCTATTTGATGTCTAAACTCAGCGAAATCATCAGTAGGCATCCCAACCTCATTACCACTCTCATCTTTAACTAAAATTTTAGTTGGCATATGAACTATATTATCGTCCCAATCGAACGCATAATATTTTAAGTCCGGAGTACCCTCACTTTTGAATCCTTCTGTAAAAACTTTTTCCATTTGGCTAAAGGGGGGATTTTACCCCCCTATTAATTATTAGATATTTTCGAACGAAGCTCCTGTTGGAGTGATGAAGAATTCGATATCGATGAATTCTAATGCCTTCGTTGGTTTTAAGTATATCTTTCCTGTTAATGTATTTCTATCTAAATCTTCAGGTGAAGAAGAAACTGTTACTCTGAAATCATAAAGACCTCTGTCTCTTCTAATTGAATCTAAGATAGGGTTAACACTATCCAAGAATTGTTGTCTAACGATTTGGTCGTTTTGTTCGAACAACAATCTTACCGCTACTGCTGAAATCAACTTACGAGCTTGAAGTAATAATCTCCTTACGTTCAGTCTGTTAAGTGCTGTGTCAGCAACTTGTAAGGTTTTGTTACCCCAAATTACAGTTCCCACATCAGAGAATGTTGCAATTGGGTTGATTCTACCTTGATACAAAGTATCTCTGTCTTCTTGAGTCAATTTAACTCTCGCTTTGATAGAGTTTACAAGACCTCTTGTGTAACCCGCTGAAGCGAACCAAGGGAATGCAATGTTATCTGTCAATGCCAAGTTTCTACAAACTTCTCCTGTTGGTGGAAGATAGATTTGTGTATTATTAACAGTATCTCTTGTAAGAATCCAAGGATAGTAAGTCGCAGTGTAGTTAGAATCAATACCTGTGTTATCCAAGTTGTCAACCGCTTCTTGAGGATAAATAATATCCTGTGGATTTGTTGCATCGGGAGTAAACATTTGGTAATCAGGTGTAGTTGCAATGTAAACTGAATCCGCTCTTGAGAATTGTACCATGTCAATAGCTTCTTCAACAAGGTTAGAGTTGTTTACATAATCAATACTTGATGTCGCAAATACGTTGATGTTCGTTGATTCAGGATTTGCAAATGTCAATATACCAAGTAAGTAAGCGTAGTAGTCAGTGTTCGCAAAATCTTGAGTATTGTTTTGAACTACAATTCTTTTGAATAGACCATCACCAGTCGCGTTTGGATATCTTGTAGATGGAGATGCTCCTGCCAAGAAACCTGTTGCTCCCAATTGGAATCTGTCCTCGTTAGTTCTAAACTCTCTATAAATGTCCCATCCATCAAAACCACCCGCGAAACATATTGTGAATTTTCTTGAGTAGATGAAGTAATAAGGGTTTTCTTGAGTTTCAGGGTCTCTTGTAAAGTCAGCAACACCACATTCAAATGCTGTTTGACCACTTGTTAAAAATGAATTAGCAAGTGTTACTACTGTTGCGCCAGAATCCATGTGGAAACCTTTACTTAAATAATTCCATGGTGCCCCTTCAACAGGAAGTGGAGATGTAATCCAGCTAATAGGATTTTGTGTTCCTTTATATTGTAAGAATGAATCATCAACTCCAAATTGACTTGAGAAACCTAAGTAACTTCTTCTAACAATGTCACCTGAAGATTCAGTTACATCAGTTGGAGCTCCGAATGGAGGGTTATAAATAACTTCACCAGGAAAGTAATATTTTGTTTTGAAAATTGGAACTGGTGAAGGGTTGGTTACCGAAGAGTATTCTCTTTGTGTGTATCCATAGAAACCACAAGGGATAGCATCAATTGGTGCTTCGTCAGCCAACTCAATCATAATGTAACGTGAAATCAATGCATACTCTCCGTCACTTGAACCGATTTTCTTAGCAACGAAATTATTAGATGCCGGATCCATGTTACAGTTAGTGAATTTTTCAATCACCACAGGGTTAGCGTCAGTGTCAAAGAAATTTCTAACCAACACATCAAATGTCATGTTATTAAATGATAAGTTAGTGATAGAAATTTTTACCTCTGTGTTTGCAGCATTACCGTCAGAAATTGATATAAACTTGAATAAGTTATAAACCTTATTACCTCTAAGTTCAGATACTAAATATGGTGTACTCGGTGACTTATATTGAGTTACATTGTAAGCTATTGATTGTGAGTTCTCACTTCTAGCATCTTCAAGTGCTATCAAATTACAATTCAAACCACGAATATATCCTTGATTATACGCATAATTCAAAGTATTAGGGTAAATCTCTTCAACATAAACAGGAACCTCGTTTCTTGATTTACCAAAGTTATCAACACCAAGAACTTTAGTGATGAACTTAGAAGACGATGCCGCCATTGAAGTTTCAAAAGAGAAATTGTCTCCGTCTTTTGTTACACCTGAAATTAAGAATGTCTCAAATGGTGATTGAGTAACACCTGAGTATTGTTCACTACAATTCAAAGTCAAAGCTGATAATGCGTTAACTTCATAAATCGGTCCGTGGTTGTCACTTGTAGAACTATTAGTGTATAAAGATATACCTCTTGAACGTAAAGTTGCAACAACCATGTTGTTATATTCAGAGTAAGCAGTTCCTGAGTAAGTATAAACATTACCAGATATCGTACCTGTGAATGTTGAGGACGCTCCTGAAGTTAATGAAGATACATAATAGAAGAATGAATATCCAGAATATGCATTTCCTGAAGTAATATCAAAGTTAGCATAATACCATGGATCATTCGAATCAGAAGACAAGTCGTTAGTTGCAAGATTAACTGTGTCACAATCATATTCATTTATTATGTTTGAATAAGTTGCGGTCAAGTCATAAAAGTTAGATTCAGGCATTGCTCCATAAACAACTGCTGTGTTAGCAGATAAAGATGGAGTATCCATGATATTATCAAGGTTACTTGTAAAATCCAACGCTAAAGTTGATGTGCTACCATCAGACAATCTATATTGAGTGTTAAAATTCGCAAGAACTTGTGGAGGTAATGCTCCACCTGTAAATGTTACAGTATTTCCTGAAGATGACCCTGAGAAGTTTGCACTCCATGTAGTTCCAGTTGCCGGATTAAGACCGATAGTTAATGGGTCAACATTCGCAGTTACCTTGATACTCCAAGATGGTCCTGCGTCATATCCAGATAAACCTAAAATTCTCGTAACGAAAAGTTGGTTAGATTGTTGTAAATATGATTTTGCGATATAAGCCGCTTCATATTTCGGGATTTGTGTGTTTATAAATTTTGTAGGTTCAGTCCCCCCAAAATATGCTTGAAACTCATCATAGTTTGTGATAAAAATAGGTTCGAATGCGGGACCTTTAATTGTTTCTCCCACTAAACCTAGTGTAGTCACACCCACACTTTGAGCCACAAATGATAAGTCAGTTTCAGACGTATATACTCCAGGCGATACGTATACCTTTTGATTTACTTGTGTTGCCATGCTTTAATTATTCTATTGCAGATTTATTTTAATGATAAATATTCATATCTATATGAAAAAACTTGACTTTTGAATATCTATTTGTAAGGAGTATGATTTTATTCTACCTTTTTTCTGCCCATGAAAACAACCAAAGAAATAAAGAATATCAAAATATCCCCTGAATCACACGAGATATTAAAAAAGTACTGTGAAAAGCGTGGGATAAAAATCTATAAGTTTTTAGAAAATCTTATTATAGAAAATTGTAAAGAGAAGAAAGATATCTATGGAGAGGATTAAACCAACTGAGATTCAAACTTGATGGTGGACTCTAAGGAGTTATTAGTTTTGACAACATCAATCCTTAAAATATCATTTGTGGTGATTTGAATTTCTGAAACATCACTACCAAAATAATCACCATTTATATAAACATCAAAACTATCAACATTGGTCGACCCAACTAAAGATAAATTGGCAGTAAAATCAATTATTTCACTTAAGGTATCATTTCCAACTATGTATAAAAAGTTGGATAAAAATTCATCAGGATTTTCAGGAAACTTTGGTCTCCTTCTTTTTAATACGGTAGTATCTAATTCCATAATTTGAGCAACTCTAGCAATCGCAGGCTTGACTTCAAATTCCTCCTCATCAATCAAATAACCTAACATAGTGAAGTCATAATTCTGAATAAAATATTTTCTAGCATCAAGTTGCATTTGTGACTCATCAGATATATTATTAAGAATAATTGGAACATATTGACCTTTAATAAAAGTGTAAGCCTGTCTTGAAGAAAACTTTTGCATTACAATCTTATTAAGTTGATTTAACTCCCTCATTCTATTACAAATAATTTTGACACTGTAATTAATATCAACTGGAACTGGTTGTGGGATTGTATATATATCCATACCTTGTTCATTACCATTCCAAGTTGGTACAGAAGCATAATAGAATTGTTTTCTGTTAGGTATAGTATATTGTAAAGACGGATTAGTTCCGAATTTAACTTCAGGTTGTCTTACCACAGTAATGAATGGAGGTTCAGGATTGAAATCTAAGTTGGTAAATAAAGCGGTCTCCACATATTGAGACCAATTTTGTGTTGTAATTATAATATCAACCATTGGAATTATTTTTCCAGCGGTCACAACTTGAAGATCTTCTTTGACAAAATCTAACATACCACGATCCAAATCAGCATGTAATACTGACTTTGGTAAGTAAGTTCCATCTTTGTTTATATACTCAAGAAGTTGTTCTCTTCTTGCATACAAAGTTTTCTTCGGAACTAAAGGTAATGTAGGTTTGACTTGTTTTGGTAATGGCATCTTTTTTTATTTTTCAGAATTATCATGTCCACATTTATGACACATGTAAGGGTCTTTACCACCTTCAGATAATTTCCAAGACCAACCACATTCATCACAAATAACTTTCTCTTTGGTGACCTTTTCAATGATTCGAGTCAGCTGAGTTTCCCTAACAATAATTTTCATTATATTCCCCTAAATTCATTTTCACTCACATAAGTGGCAACAATAGTTCTGTAAAAAGGTTTGTACCCACCATACGTATGTTTATTATCAGATTTTACGTATCCATCATCGGCAACCACATAATATCTAACTCGGTTTTCCGATTCATAGTATCCAAAATAATCACCCATAAATATCTCTACACCCATATCATCCAAAGTTTTTTGGTAGATACTGAACTTCATGTTACCTGGCTCTTGTTGCTCTACTTTGGAATTTCCAAGATTTTTATGAGCGGGCGCCATAACTTGAACTAATCCTTTCAATTCAACAGGTGCGAGAAACTGTATCCCATCTTCCAATACTTCACCATATACATCATCAGTTTTTGTCTTCCTTCTATCAATACGGTAAAGTACTATGGTGAAATTCATGTCACCGATTAGCCATTCTTCACCCATACCGATATCTAAACTATAATCTTCAGCTCCGAAGAATTTACCTAATCTTGTTATTGGAACTAACTTTTCTGCCATTATATTATGTGATTTCCTATATATTGATAAATACTCAGTTTATAACTATATTTTAA